CTTCAGGTAAGAAACAATATTCTGCTATCGCCAAAAAGTACGCCAAGGATGTATTGAGTGGTGATATTCCAGCCGGTAAATACATAAAGCTTGCTTGCCAAAAATTCTTAGACGACCTAAAGCCTAACGATCTTTATTATTATGATGACTATAAAGCGTTCAAGGCCTGTAATTTCATTGAAAATCAGTACCACACTAAAGGTAAGTGGGCCGCCCAAAAGAAAAAGCTAGTACTTGAGCCGTGGCAAGTGTTCTTTAATTGCAATATCTTTGGATGTATGCGGCATAGAACAGGCCTGAGAAGATACAGTGAAGTGCTTTTATTGGTGCCAAGAAAGAACGGAAAGTCTCAAATGGCCGCTGGCATTGGGTTAAACATGCTTTGCAACGATGGCGAGTATGGTGCCGAGGTCTATTCTGGTGCGACTACTGAAGCTCAGGCGGGTGAGGTATTTATACCGGCCAAGATTATGTGTGAGCGCAACGAGGAAATGAAAGATTTTTTTGGGCTTGATGTTCGGGCATCAAATATTAACATTCCTAAGATGGGCTCAAAGTTTGAAAGAATCATTGGTAACCCTGGTGATGGGTCTAGCCCTTCGTGCGCAATTGTTGACGAGTACCACGAACACGCAACTGATCGAATGTATGACACTATGCAGACGGGTATGGGTGCGCGTGATCAGCCTATTTTGCTTGCAATCACAACGGCTGGCGACAACTTATCCGGCCCATGCTATGCCTTACAGCTTGAATCACAGAAGATTTTAGAGGGTGTTGTTGATAACGATCGCATATTTTCAATGATTTATAACACTGATGATGGTGATGACTGGTCAAGCGTCGAGTCATTAAAGAAAGCAAACCCTAATTTTGGAGTATCAGTGGGTGAAGATTTCCTTTTGGCACGACTTAACGATGCTAAAAACAACGCACGAAAGCAATCGATCTATAAAACAAAGCATTTAAACATGTGGGTAGGTGCTCGAGACGCATTCTTCAATATCGAGCGATGGAAAGAATCCGAGAAGAAAATACAGCTTTCGGATTTTCATGGTCGTCGAATATTTATAGGTTTGGATTTGGCGAGCAAGGTCGATGTGGCAGCGCTAGAAATTTTGATTCCGTTAGATGATGGGATATTCGCAAGGTTCGGAAAATACTACCTGCCAGAGGCCGCATTAGAGTCGACTGCTAGCGAACATTATTCTACTTGGGCAAAGGAGGGATGGCTAACTATAACTGAAGGCGAGTTGATTGATTTTAATGAGATAAAGTGTGATATAATGGAGCTTAGCGGACTGTTTGAAGTCGCAGAATTGGCTTATGATCCATTCCAAGCTACAATGCTGGTCACAGAATTAATGAATGAGGGTGTACCTGTTGTTGAATTTAGACCTACAGTGTTAAATTTCAGCGAGCCAATGAAGCAATTGGATGGTCTGATACGCTCTAAAAAAATAATACATAACGGAGACCCTGTTTTTACTTGGATGCTGTCAAACGTAGTCGCAAAGGCTGACGCAAAAGATAACGTATACCCTCGTAAAGATAGAGATGAAAATAAAATTGATGGACCGGTTGCACTTATATCGGCAGTGGGTAGGTATATGAATGACGATCTAGGTAGTCTTGATGATTTTCTCAATAACCAAACTTCAGTGAGTTTTTAAAATGGCTTGGAATATCTTCGGATTGTTTGGATCTGGCAATACTCGCAAGCAGGGATATCAAGACGAAAATCCTAATCAGTATTCAAGCGAGAGTGCAGCCACGGTAACGTTTGATACTGCCATGACTGTGAGCGCATGGTTTGCGTCTATTAGATTGCTGACAGAAACAATTGGGTCGATGCCACTTAAAATATATAAGAAAAACCCAGATGGTTCTCGCAGCGAGATACATGACTATCAGCCATTCAGGACTTTGATCTATCAGCCTAACCGATATCAAACTAAAGTGGAATTTTTCGAAACGGTTATGCTAAATTTGACCGTTAGTGGTAATGCATACATAGAGGTTTCAAAGACTCCTAGAGGAGTATCGTCATATAGTCCTTTGCAGTCGGCACAGATGACCGTTAAGTTACTACCAGATGGGGACATCAAATACGAATACGCAGACCTTAATAGCAGCTCACGAATAATTCCTAGCAATAAAATGTGGCATATTCGCCTTTTTGGAAATGGTCTTATTGGAATGTCGCCACTAGGCTATGCGCGTCAAGCTCTCGGTATTTCGCTAGCATCTGAGGATAGAACCGGAAAGATCGCAAAAAACGGCGGGAAGATGGGCGGCGCTATAACTGTAGATAAGTTTTTGCAGCCCCTGCAAAGGGATGTAATGAAAAGCTCGGCTAATGATATGGTTAGCGGTGATACCGTTGCGGTACTTGAGGGCGGTGTCGGCTATCAGAATATTGGAATGAGCGCGCAGGACATGCAGCTACTAGAAAATAGGAAGTTTAGCACTGGTGATGTAGCAAGATTTACCGGTGTTCCTTCCGTTCTTATCAATGATACGTCAGGCTCTACAGTTTGGGGATCTGGTATTGAGCAGATTATAAAAGGTTTTGAGAAGCTAGGATTAAATCCTTATGCAACGAGAATAGAATCCGGCTTTAAGCGTTGGATTATGCCGATGGAAGATTGGGACACCCATGATATTGAGTTTGATTTTGATTCTCTTTTGCGTCCTGATCGTAAGACCCGATTCGAGGCGAATTCAATGGCTATAAATTCTGGTCAATTGATGCCCAATGAGGCACGTGAATAGTGAAGGCTTACCAGATCAAGAGGGTGGTGATATAATCTATCTTAACGGTTCTTTAATGCCTAGTGGAATAAAGAGCGAAGCGGCAACCCCGACATTCCAGAGAAGAGAAGAGGATAATAATCTTGAAGAAGTTTAGGCTTGACGGCGTTATCGGTATTGATATTCTTGCTAGTGACGTTGCTAAAAAAATCGACGGAGAAAGCGCGCTAGATATAACCGTAAAGTCTGGCGGTGGCGACATACTTGAAGGTTTTGCAATTTTCAATATGCTCGATGAATTCGAGGGTAATATTGATATGCATATCGACTATGCAGCTTCAATGATGAGTGTAATAGTAATGGCGGGCGACAAAGTTACAATGAAGGACTCTAGTTCAATCCTTATGATCCATAGGCCATGGGGCGGCAAACAGGGGAATTCAGAGGATCTTAGGTCTCACGCTGACACTTTGGATAAAATGGAGGTAATGCTGACCGACTTGTATTCAAATAAAACAGGCATGAGCAAGGATAAAATTTCAGCACTTCTTTCCGATGAGACATATATGGATGCCCGCGAAGCTCTTGATCTTGGGTTTATTGATGAGGTCAAAAGCGGGTCTAGGGATATGGCAATGGCCGCTATGGCTGGTATGCAGTCCGTTGACTCCGTTGATTTTGACGCTGCTAAATTGGTTGCTAAAATCGAGTCCATGAAAGGCTCAAAAAGTCCGGTTCGAGACCTATTTAACGGATGCGAAACACTCGCCAAGGTCGAATCTGTCATGCGTCAAGAATTAAAACTTTCACAATCCGAAGCTACTGCGATAGTAGCGGCGGTTAAAAAACTTGATCATGGTGATCGTGATCAGAAAAATGTAGCGGAAACACTTAAATCATTGAAATTTACATCATTTTAAATTATTAGGAGATCACCATGGGTGACTTCAATGCAGAAATTAAAACGGCATTTCGATGCTATTGACCAAAAAGTTGGTGATGCACTAGCAAAGCATGACACAGAAGTACTTGACTTGGGCAAAGCAACGGCTAGCTCTCGAGCTGAGCTTAAGGCTTTGACCGAGCAGCACGCAGATCTTCATGCCGAACTCAAGAAAATGGGCGACTCGATGACAGCTATCGAGCAAAAGCAAGTAGCGCCGATTGCGGCTTCGATGTCGGAAGGCCTAGGTACTCAGTTTGTAAATTCTGATGCATTTGCCAACTTCAAGGCTGGCGCAAATAACAAGGCGTCTGCATCGTTTCAAAATAACACTATTGTTGAAGGTACTGGTAACACAGTAACCAGACATGAGCAATTGCCTGGTGTTGTGCCTGGAGCATTCCGACAGTTTACGGTAATGCCTACGGTTGCACAGGGTACAACTTCATCTAACGTGATTTACTACTCGCGTGAGTTGTTGTTTACTAATAACGCTACCGAAACCGCCGAAGCTACCACTAAGCCTGAGTCGGTGCTGACCTTTGAGGAAGTAACGGAAAATGTTCGCACTATTCCGCACTTTATTAAAGTCTCGAAGCAAGCGCTTGATGATTCAACTTTCTTAGCTTCTTACATTGATCGCCGAATGGCCTTTGGTGTGCGCCAGAAAATCGAGTCTCAAATCATCAACGGTGACGGCACCGGCGTAACATTAAGTGGATGGTTAAAAACTGGTAACAACGTTGTTACAAGCCCACTGTTGACTGTTGATATTTATCAGCTGGCTAACAAAATGAAGTATGAAATCATTTCGGCAGATTATCAGCCTGATTATTTCTACATGAACCCTAGTGATTGGTCGGCGGCAGAGGTATTGCGTCGCGGTACTGGTGATGCGGCGTTTTTGGCGGCTTCGGGTGCGGTTACATACGTTAACAACGGTCTAACCCCTCTGTTGTGGGGCTTACCTGTTATCACGTCTAACGCTGTACCGGTTGGCACTCTCATCTGTAAGTCGATGGATGCAGATATGTATTTCAACCGCAATGATGTGCGTGTTGAGATGTTTG